ATATCATAGCAGAATTAAAACCAAGCAAATCAATAGCACTAGATGTAACTGTTGCATTTTGAACTACTGGAGCCAACACTGCTGACTGAACTACCCTATTTGCAATATCTCTCATAATTAATCTCCTATATTATGCTGATATGTTTTGCAGTGCTATAGCCTCTGCAAGAACAACTGCTCCACCAACTCTACGTCTGGCGTGATAACGTATGCTACCAGCAGTAGCAACTGTATATGGGTCTCTCATTATTGATAAAGCAACTCTATCAACAATAGTATAAGCTCTTGAGAAATCACCATATGCTATTGGTTTTGCTGAACTTCCAACATTAGGCATATCCTCTGCTAACAAATATGGTTTACCTAAAATTGTACTTGGAGCACCACCAACATAAGACATACCTTGAACAAATATTTTTTGCCCCTCTGTATCCTCCAACTTTAAGATTGACGCAAAGGTACTTCTGTTCATAAGAAATCTTGCGTTGTTCATATAGTCAGATTTAATAGAGTACATTAAGTCTAAAAGTCCGTTTGTGGTTAGTACTGTACCACTTCCTGAATTAACAGTAGCAACACCAGCACCAGTATCAGTTATTCCTTGTGGAGTACCAACACCTGTACCATTTATAAATTTAGTACCTTCAGCCTTTGCAAACTGCTCACCAAACTCTGTAGACATTTCAGACTCTAAATTAAAAGCTGAATCCTCTAACAACGCCTGACTAATATCAACCATAGCGTACAACTCGTGTGCGTCTATTTGCATTAAGCCTGTTTGATAACCTGTTGTCTCTGTACGTGTAGCAGTTTCATTTACAAACGAGGCAGCGAATTGTCCTGTTCTTTTAGGAAGTTCTATTGCTCGGTTTGATGTAGTTCTGATTCTTGCTACTGAACGTAAAGGCGATATTTCAGTTACTGATTTTATAAGGTCAGCAACATACTCAACAGGAGCATAATATCCACCTAATGTATCATCAGACTCGTAAAGAGCTTTTAATTCCATTGGGTCTATATTGTCCTTACCTTTTCTTAGCATTTGACCAAAGGCTTTCATTTGTGTGTCAACTTCTTTTGAATCTAGCCCTGTCTCAGGTCTTGCTAACATTGTTTCTATTTTATCTAGTTTAACTTCTGCGTCCTCTAACGCCTTTGCTTGCAACTCAATTTTTTGCTTTGTCTCAGCCATCTTTGTGATGTCGTCAGCCATAGCATCAATTTTGCTTTCAAGTTCAGCACTAGCAGAGCCTTTCTTTTCAACTTCGTCAAGACGTTTTGAGTTTTCACCTTTGAAATCTTCAAAAGATTTACCCAAGTTGTCTATAACAGATTTGATTTCTTCACTCATTATAATCTCCGTTAATGTTTAATCGTATTAATTAATGCACTAATACTATCAACAACATCTCGCTGTTCTAATAAATCTTGTTCTTGGTAAGATTTATATAGTATATTTGCAGTTTGCTTAGCAACAGAGCTTGACATAACACCAACATCTCGTAAGTATTCCTCTAACTCTCTTGTGTCCATATGTGCTAATTTAACTTTCGTTACTTTAGCCTTGGGATTCATAGGAAACGTCACCATTGATATTTCCATCAAATCCAAATTCGTAATTGTTCGTTTCTTCAGCTTGTCGCTGTATTTGTAATCATCTGGGCTAAGCCTATAGCCTATTGACATAGAATCTAACGCACCCATTTTCATTAACTCATACACCTCTTTACCTTTCTGCGTACCCATAGCCAACCGACCTTTAATTTTTAACCCTTTGCTATCTTCAACTAGGCTATCAATAACTCCAATAGGCTCGTCCGTCTTATGCTGGTAAAGTAATTTAATTTGTCGTGGCTTTTTGTATTTTATTGAATCAGCGAATGCTCCTGACTTGATAACGTCATTGCCTAAATCTTTGTTATTGAATACAGACCCATAACCCTCAAAGCTACCATCATCATCTGCGTCTAAATCTTTATATTCACATTCAATATCAAAAACATCATTTACAACTTCTAAAATTTCTTGAGACATATTATGATTTCCCTGTCAAGTAAAGTTATATCATTCTAGCAATAGAATAGGCTTTATTACAAGCAAAAAAAAGAGGGCTGTTAACCCTCTAAAAAATCAAGCAAGTAAATTTTATTATATCTTATTCTTTTAACGTGTACATAACAAATCTGCTAGGCTTATCCTCTACCCAAACACTTTCAATATCATAACCTTTGTTACGCAAGTTATAGATAATGCTACTAAGCCTTGTAGCTTTGTATTTAGTAATAGCGTCCCATGTAGTTATAAAGCCATGTGATACCAAGTGTTTAAAGACAGCCTCACTCTTGTTTATTTTTTTCTTCATTTTCAGCCTCCTCTTTTTTATCATCTTCATTAACGACTTCAACTTTTACAAAATCATTATCGTCATTATACGTATATACTTCAACGCCATTTAATTGTGCCATTTGACTAGCAAACTTTTTAATATCGAATGTCATAATAGTTCTCCAAAGGTTTCAGGTGTGTAATACATATCTCTTTCTATCGGTAATCCAAACGGTGGACATTTAATAGATTTAATTTCATTAATATCAAAATATCCGTATTCTCTAGTATCTCTACCAAACATCTGGGCGAGACCAAAACAAATACCATTATCGTCCATAGAGTAAAGCCACCAAGTTGCCTGTCCTGATGGGTTAAAGAATTTAACAACTACCTTATTGTTCTCCATACTGCGTCCTGAGCCTGCACAGCTTTTACCGTTGTTTGCTAATAGTTTTTTTTCTATTTCTTTTGTTAGTAGTTTCATATTTAGCTCCTATAGTATGCCGTCATCATAATCATCATCTCCACCATAAAATGATGTAAGACCGTTTGGGTGTTTATCGTGCCACTCTTTCCAACACGAATCACATGTTAAAGTACTTCCGTCTAAATCAGTTGTGCCACATTTCACGTCAATAACTTTGGTATCATATGTACCATGAATATATTGACCAACTGTATTAGTACAACCGTACTTGTTTATTATTGGGTTTCTTACTAGATTTGTCATAATTTGCTCCATTGTTTAATAAATATTGATATTACGAGTTAATAGTACGCCTTAAACGCTGTATATACTGCCTAAAAGTAGAATTAGGTATGTACACACCAAACCAAGCCCAAGTACTATAAAACCACCTAATATCTCCAATAAAGACATATATTCATCAGGATTCTCACGCCCAACCCTTATTTCTTGACCACTCTTGTTATATTGTTTTTTCATAATATTTTCCTAGTTAATTCTGTTTCATTCTTTTGAAATCATCAGTTAGAGTACACACTCTAAAACAGAGGAGCGTCCTTGCTCCTGTACTGCTACTCCCAATTATCGCTAGGGTCTCCAACGTCATCATAATCATAAACACCATCTAAATAATTACATGCAGTAGAGCCTAACTCCATACGTGTTTCAGCCTCATACAACTCCTTACACTCCTGCTCATAACGGTCAGTTAGCTCTTTTTCTACTAACTTATAATGGTCATAGAGTGCTAATCTTTTTGTCGCACTTGCGTCCTCGTATTTATCGGAAAAGTCTCGTAACCATTCGTCAGTTTGTGATTCTATAAATTTTTTTGTATATGCTCTCATTTTATTTCTCCTGTTTAAGTTTTTATTAATAATAATTTGCAGTACAACCAATTAAATGCTCTAACGTAAACATTTTGCGTCCTACTGGCTTATCGTCAATCCAAGTTAATGCGTCATTTGGTAAGTCACAACCCTCAACAACAACAAACTCATGTCCGCAATGTGTTTCATTAGCACCATCTTTTAAATACGTATCTACTTTATAAACAAACAAGCCGTTTATCGGATACCAATCATTTGGTGGACACCAAACATCATCTTCACTGCCACCACTACTTAAAACATCACTAAGCTCATTTGCGTACTTCAGTTTATTCTCGTTAATAGTGTTTATAATGTAATCGTCATACTCGCATTCGAATTTAAAAGTTTTGTCGCTACGTATATGATATTTATAAATCTCGTACATAATATATCTCCTAGTAAGTGGGAGCATTTCTGCTCCCTGTTAATTTAGCAAGCCTCAACCAAAGTTACAGCGTCATGTAATAATTTAAACTCTGGATATTTATTTACAGCGTCCTCATCTTCATCAAGAAACGTTTTAACAAAATCTTCGTTCTCAATACACGCTCTCATTAATAAATCATTTTCATTTGCCATATCTTGTTGTACATGATGAATTTTTACTCTCAGTCTTTTGTTGTCTAACCTTAATTCCTCAACCTCACTTTTGCGAATATTGTATTCAGTACCATTAGCATATGTATCAGTACGCAAAGCTACTTCCATGTTCATTAATGTTATAGACGAATACAAAAAATCCATCTCTAATTTAGACATCTTATTTTTTAATTTCTTTACTTTAAAAAAAGATTCTAAAGCTATTACTCGAACGTGCTGTTGTGTCATTTGTGTTTTACTCATTTTCAAACTCCTAGTTATTAATCGAATGTAACTATGTAATTATTACATATAAGTAATATAAGTACAGTTTTTTTTACGGTATAAGTTATTGAGTTGTATAGAGTTATAGGATAATTTCGTCTTCTGAATCGTAATATAGTGTAAAACACCGACAATTTATGACATTTAACGGTCCACCATTAAGCATATCACCAGTATACAACATGCGTTTTTCTGTAAACGTACCACCAGCAACAGGTGTTAGAACTTTAAAATATTCATCACGCCCAACCTTTTTATTATCCATAACCTTATGCCAATCACGTACACGTTCATCACTTGCTGTGTTCCATTGTTTAACAGGATTGTTTAAACCTAGCTGTCCTGATATTGCAAAGTTAGTAAAATTCATTGTTGAGTGCGTTTCGGTACGAGCAATCATTCTTGCTCTGTATGGTGCGAACGATTTGTTTTTACGTATCAACCGACCTATTTGAAAAATTGATGTTTGTGGTATTTTGTCAATAATAATTTTTCCAGCAATGGCTTGAGTTATGATTGTTTTAATTTGTGCCTCTGTGGTAACAGATATATTTGTAACTTGACCAGCTAACACATCAGCAACATAAGTTTTAACAAGTGCGTCATATTCTTCATCTTGTTTACGCCTCATTTTAACCATGCGAGTTGCCATTGTGTTTATAACTAACCGATAATGACTTTCCAATATTTTATACAGCCCATCAGTAAATGGCTCTGTAAAAAAATAATACATGTCTTGGTTAGCAATATATTCTTGCTCTGCTTGTCGTGCTGTTTTAGCAAACAGTCTTTTTAATTTTGCATTAAGGTTTTTTGATAGACTATTGTATAAACGTAACTGCTCATTATAATCTTTTCTTTTGCTTATTCGAATCTTGTCAGCCATATAAACATATCCAAGATAATTAATTTAAACAATTATTTCAAAGTGTACAGCGTCAATAAAACTCATATCACGATTTAACGTAAAATTTCCAGTCTCCCAACTACCGCCCCATCTTATTTTTATATCCAACATATCTGCAACCTCTCCAACCACTTGTGCTACAGCCTCGTAATATTCTAATTCCCAAGTTATTTTACCCATATCATAACAAGCAATATCAACAGCAAGTCCTTTACAATGTTTTGACTTGTCGCCAACTTTACTTTTTCCCTCAGCTTGTAATTGTCTGCCACGCTCTTTACTTCTAATGCCCTCAGTTACACCAAAGTCAATATGAGTTATTTTTATTGCCTCGTTAAATATTAGTTGCAAATCAGGGTGGACTGTACTTAATTTTTCTTTTGACCCTTTACCTAATTTAAACATAATTTGCTATATTCCGAGTTACATTACCATTACACGTTATTATTAACCGCCTTATTTGCGAGACTAGGGGCTTGTTTTGCACCTATTTTGCGTAAACTTGCGAATCTATGCCCTACTATAGTATCCGTTGGCTCGTTGTTTCTATATAAGCGAATCAAACTAGCTGGGTTATCTTCAGTAGCATTTAACGTGAATTCTGTTTTAGGTACAGCTAATTTACCCGACCTAACAATCCTTGTAATTTTTCCACTAGCACGTCCACCTGAATTATCCCAAGACACCATGTCTCCTACTTTTAAATCACTAGCCTCTGCTTTCTCACCTCTAGCTGTCATTATTTTATTTCGTTGTGTTTTACTCCAACTGAATCCAGCGTCTCCACCCCATAACGCCCATGCTATACGTTCAGCACTTGGATATCCTTTTTCACTTGGTTTAAAACCTTGTCCTGTTTTGTCTGACTCGTGTCTTGCAAAAAAAGAGTACATGCGAAGTACAGTACTTGCTGACATATTATCACCGTTTACAATTTGCGTTGCTCTTGTTGCACCTATGTTAGTACCACCACGATTATATTCTTTTCTCCAGTTTAATCCTTTTCTTGCCTCTGCTTTCATACCAGCAGTCGCAACAAACTTCATATCACTTACTGCTTTACTAGATAAAATAGCCTCGTCATATTCAGCATGTGTATCACAAGGCATAAAAACTGTTTGACCATCTTTTTCCATTGTGTGAACACCAGTACAACCAATAACCTTTGCTCGTTCAACTGCCTCACCTGGATTATCAAATACATCTTCCTCTAGCATAGCTTTCGCACCATACGCTAATCCATAAGTATCATTATATTTTTCGTTACCTTGTGAGTCTACTGGCTTGTCATTATCTTCTTCGTCCATTGGAGCAGTATCAATTTCACCAAGTGGAAATAAATTTGATGGTACTAATAAAGCGTCAGCACCTTGTATTGGCTCTAAACCAAGTCTTTCTCTTGCCTCATTTCTTGTCAATATACCTTGTTGAACTCCTTGCGTAACGTTAGCAAATATTTGTTTTCTCTTTTCTGCCATAGCTGGTATTGAATCAATATCAAATGCAATTTTTATATCACCACTATATAAAGGTGATAGCCATTCATTTAAATCAGATTGCAGTCTGTCCAATAATGGAATAATAGTTTCCTCATACAATGATAAACGTGCCTCTGCGACATTGGCATACGTTTGGTCAGCAATACCAACTAATTGAGCTGGTACACCAAAACACAATGCGATCTCTCTAGCACTCATATTCATTAATTCCAAAAAATCCATATCCTTAGGCGATATGCCCATTTGAACATAGTCAAAGTCGCCCTCTAGTAACATAGGACGTCCAGAATTATTTGCACCTTTAAAGCGTTGCTCCAAGTCATTTAGTATACTTGCACGTTGGTCGTCAGTAAGTGTAGCAGTCATACCTGTTTCGTCTTTCGGTTGAAATTTTAGCATTGCTGACGGTGTACAGCCGTTTTTTAGTAACCCAACGTTATGCAAGCCAGCTAAATTATGTTGGTCAATGTTATAAGCACCAGCTACTATTGGTGAAAAACCATAAAAATCATCTAACGGATTCCAGAGTTTTACATGCTTTATTTGCGACATACCATTTAACTTATCAACAGGATATTCACTAATGGTCTTGCCATCAACTTTATATCTATAAGACGTTGGTATCATTGACGAGGTTGACTCAATAACCATTCTGTCTGGTCGTAATAAATATAATTCCTTTGGTATACCAAATTCTTTATCTTTTAACATATAAGTATTTCCTGATATTAAAAGGTAACTAACTAACGAATGAAAATACTCAACGCCTGATTGTAAAGGGTTAGGTCTATTTAATAATGATATGAGCTCATGGTTGTCTAACTCTTTATCACCGCTAAATACTTTTATTTTAGTGGCACTAACATTAACAGCAATTAAGTTAATGCAACGGTATGTTATGGAATTTTCTTGATAACCCTCTTTAGCAAACTCTTTATACTTTTTGTTTGTCTTACCCTCATACGCATTTATTTTATTTATAATTACTTGTGGAGCTTCTTTTCTTTGTAACTTTGGCTGTTCTTTTTTAAATCTATCAAATAATCCCATAGTGTCCTCAACTAATTCTATAAATTGCGTTTCCTGATGATTGTAAACTTGTTAAACCCCATACCAAAGCGTCTAGCCTGTCCGGTGATTTTATTGTGTTTGGTGTGTACGAACACATCTGGTCCTCAAGCTCTTTAAAATATCCAACGTGCTTGACTTTTGATTGTTCATATAATGCTGATATAGGCTCTGCTCGTAACATTTTTCCCCTTGTTGCTCGTACTGATGTATATGGAACGTTAACATCTTGTACTCTTAATAATTTTTCTATCAAGTCTCCACCATTGTTAACCTCGCATACAATCCTATCAGCGTCAAATTTATAATACAAGTCTATAGCCCTCTTAATCCAAACATCTGGGCTAAATACACCTGATTTGTCATCAAGTACATAATAATGATTATCGATTCCTCTACCAACCACAACAATACCTGTCTCGTCTGAATTAGCATTAGCAGTAACTGCTGGGTCTACTGCTATAACTATTCTTTGCATGTCAGGCGTAACTTCAATTCTATTTTGCTCAATGTTAGCACTATTAAATAACGCACCCTCAATGTCCTCTAATATTTCTGCGTACAATTCTTGACGCCCTAGTCTAGTTCCCTCGTACCTTTCTTTTAGCATTTTTATTGCTGATGGAGCAAGGTTATCAATGTTATCAAACGTGCTACCTTTAATGATTTTAGTGTCTGCCCGTACTGCTAACTCTTTTATTAATTCAGTTGGACGTGGAGTTGTTGTTATTATACATTTTGGCGATTGCCCTAATCGTAACGCCATCATTAAGTTGTCAAACGTTTCTCTGTATCTCCATGACGCAAGTTCATCACACCAAACTCTATGAAATTGTACACCACGTAACCTGTCTGGCTCTATAGCTGGGAATCCTACTATTTTTGACCCGTTGTAAAACTCAATCTCGTTTGCTGACTTGTTATAACCAGCCTCGTTTAATAAACCTTTATCAAGTATACCAAGTAAACCTGACTCACCAGCAAAGCATACACGTTTTAAGTCACCGTAAGTGGGTGCTATAACACCACAAATACTGTTTGGATTAATTAAGCAATATTGCACCATGTCATAAGCACCAGTTAAAGTTTTTCCCCACCCTCTACCAGCTAAGAATAATTGGATATTATAATCATCATCATCTACAACTATTTGATTCTTACGAGCTTTTTTTATCCAATCAGTTAATAGTATTGTCGCTATCTTCTTCTGCGAGTTTAGCTCTTTGAATGTCTGTGATGAGTTGTTTAAATTTATCATCTTGCTCTGTACCATCTTGAATCTCCAATACTTGTTTCTCAGTCCAACGTGCTTGAGTCTTAAGCCAGAATATACATGCTGTAACTGCCTCACGCCCTGTACCTGTTGCTATCTTAAAAAGATTTTCTGATATTTTAGCATTAGCAGTTGCTTTGCCTTTAACAAGGTCATTATTATAGTACTTGTATAACGTTGGTTTGGATATATCTAATATTGAACAAATTTGTTCATGTGGTAATCCTAACCCAGCTAATTGAGTTACCATACGTGCATTTTCATCTGTTTTGTTTACTAATTTAGGCATATATACTTTTATAGTGTAAAAATAAATTAATTTGTAAGTAAATTAATAATAGCAGTTTCAGGGCTATCGCCAAGTTTATTTTTTATTAAATCAATATCACTGCCCTTAAATGTTAAATGTAGTCTATAAACTTCACTCTCGTTAACTGATTCACTATTGTCTTGGTTGTAACTATCCCAATCAACATTACCAAAATCAATTAAATCGTTTATAACGTCTGTTGTAAATGGTAATCCTATGTTTAAGTCCTTACCAAACTCTAGTTGTAAATTAGCCAATAACTTCCCTAACTCAATCTTGTCATTGTTACCTTTAGTCTCATTTAATATAATAGTTAATTTTTTTGCGTCCTTATCACTTAAATTGTGTATTAACATACAGGATATTTCTTTATGCCCTAGCTCGTACCATATGGTAAATCGGTGTTCTCCATCAACTATCTCGTAGCCCTCTTCATCAGCACATTTGCGTACAACTATTGGTGCAACTAGACCATAAGTTATTAATGACTCTTTTTCAGCCTCGTATGTTGCTTTATTCATTTTGTTTGGATTCCATGTATTTGGGCGTATATCGTCCATATTAATTACAACACTATCAACGTCATATTTATTCATTAAAGCTAACTCCTTTTTTTGTCCAATAATTAGTTACGTTTAATTCAATCTCTTGAAATCTTTTAATATCATACTCTACAATTTTTTCAACTAAATCTCTATCTTGTGATTCTCGTGGTGCTTTTAATTCATGTATAAAATTACTACGACCAAATCTATATACAGCTAGCCAATTAGTATTGTCAACGCTACATGCTGGATATCTATACATCATATCCTCACTACCTACACCTAATAAGTGTATACGTGGTAATTTTTTTGTTTTTTTATAGTGCTTACCAATTTGATGAAAACATTTATTTAACCAAGGAATAGTATCTTGTTTGCGTTTACGTCCAACCATTCCACCAAAAGCAATATAATCATGTTTGGCTAAGTATGATTTTAAAGTATCAACATTAAACCCAGCTTGATGTAATACGGGTAAAACGTTTACATTATTTTTAATTAAATAGTTTAAATTTTTTTGACTGTCTTGTGGACTACCAATTACATCTAAATTTATAAAGTTTAATTGGTTTACTTTTTTTTCCCATTTAAGTTTATAGTTTTTAATCCATTCAATGTACTCGTCAATGTCAACTGTTTTCCCTTGTGTGTACGCTGAGAACGCACCACTATCAACTAAAATATTGCTATCCTTTGTGTAAACTTCCTCACGTTTTGCTACAGCACCTTTGTCTGTCCACACAATAAGGTGATTTTTTATTAAAGCACTAGACCTTGACCCAGCAAAATAATGTATCATTTACAATGTCCTTGAAATTCATCTTTAACTAATTGCTCTTTGAATACTCCAGTTAATGCTGTTGTAATCATACTTGAGTTTTGTTTTTCAACACCACGACATACCATACAATGATGTTTAGCCTCAATAATAACTCCAGCTCCTTTTGGTTGTATTATTCTTTGCATTGAGTCAGCTACTTGGTTTGTCAGTCTCTCTTGTATTTGCATACGACGTGCGAAAACTTCTAACAAGCGTGGCATTTTGCTTAACCCAACAACTTTTTCATTTGGTATATAACCAATATGTGCTTTACCATAAAACGGTAGCATATGGTGTTCGCATGTACTGTAAAACTCAATATCCTTACACACTATCATTTGGTCATATTCTTCAGTAAAAGCTGTTTGCAAAACTTCCTCTGCTGTTTGACTGTAACCACCAAATATTTTTTTCCAACTTTTTACAACTCTTTTTGGTGTGTCAATTAAACCCTCTCTATTAGGGCTTTCACCAATAGCCTCAATCATTCTTGTTACTATGTCGTGGTCATCAAGTGTATTATTTTCCCATGGAAATATTATATAACCTTTATTTTTATGCTCGTCTTTTTGTTTATCCACTAACACTAAAAAATCAGCATGTGTCATAGTTTCATACTTTTTACGTGTAGCACCACTATCTAATATGTCATCAATAATTACAGTAGCTTTATCAATATCTATTGTTTTTCTTTGTGTTAAAAAATTTGTTACAAAAAATCCACCACGTGGTACAGCATACAAGATGTCATTTGGTTTTAATTTTTCTTTTAAAATGTCTAAGTCTTTAAAAAATTCTGTCCATGTATAATTATATTTAATCATTTCTTACTCCAATTTGTTTTAATTAATTCCTCAACACTTAAACAAGCGTCGTATATAGTTGGGTCTTTAATTCCAGCTAAATAAAATGCCTCTCGCCTTTCAATACACGTAGCACACATTCCACAATGCAGTTCTCTACCCTTATAGCATGTCCACGTCTTTTGCCAATTAACTTTTAATTTGTTTCCAACCTCAACAATGTCAGCCTTGGTTTTATTTATAAATGGAGTAATAATATTTATTTTATGGTCATCACATAAGCTAATAGCTTTTTGCATAGCGTTAACAAATTCCAGTCTGCAATCAGGATAAATAACACTATCACCTGAGTGTGCTCCATAACATATAGCATTATATTTTTCTTCAATAGCCCATGCTGTTGCTATAGCTAGAATTAACATATTTCTATTTGGTACTATAGTTTTTTTCATTTCAATATTTTCATAATGACCATTTGGCACATCATTATTTTCATTTATTAACACCGATTCTTTATTAAATAAACTTGCTACACTTGTTATATCAACAACCTTATGCTCAATACCTAATTTTTTACAATGGTAACTAGCAAACGCAATTTCTTTTTTATGTTTTTGATTATAATTAATTGATAAACATTTAATATTTTTATGTTTGTTATGTAAGTAATACAACATAGCAACACTGTCCATACCTCCAGATATAACTTGTATAATTTTCATATTCATATTATTCCTTGTTATTTATGTATGTTGCAGAGTTTCCCTCATGCTCTGATACCTTTACGCTACTGATACAAGCTCTGTTGTTACTGTTTTTAATAATATATAAATTAAATTCGTTAAATATATGTTCAGCAAACTTTTCACAACCAACAGCATTAATGATACGCAAATCAATTAACTTTTTTTTATTTAAACTTTTAAACGTTGCTAACTCAGGGTCATCTTCTGATATTAAAGTAGTATGGTCAAATGTTTGGTGTAATACATCTTTAATATATTTAAAAGAGCCAAAGTCAAAAACCCAATTCTTATCATCTAAATTTGATGTATCAATATTTATTTGTACGGATAAACTATAGCCATGTAACATATTACAATGACTGTCAGCTCTCCACTGCCTAAAACAACAACTTAATCCCTCAACGTGTCCATAATTTTTTGTTACTCTATACATTAACGTACTCCTATAATTTTGTGGGTTTGTAACGACAATTTAAAATCTTGATGAGTTTGTAACAACTTTAAAACTAACGGCAATGTCTTTTCCATGTCGTCAAACTCAGGTTGTAAATATTTATATCCATTAAAATTTATTATAAAATCTTTATAAAAATCAAGCTCATAACCAGTGTCAACAACAATTTTCAGTTCGTTTGCTCTTTGCCAAACCTCTTGTTTAACAGGGTATTTTGGTGATATGTGATGTTTTGGTGATAGTGTAATCCATACTTTATCATTTACGTTTTGATAAAATGCACCTGACGTCTCAATAGCAACGTCTTTATTTATTTGTATTAAATTTTCACATAATACATTAATGTTTTTATGTATAAATGGCTCTCCACCACTAATAACAACAAAATTTGACTTTAAATCATCAAGTAATTTTTCTTGTGGTATTTTATATTTCATAATTTTAGTTGTATTATCTTTTGCGTATCCTGTATCACAAAAATAACAGCCAACAGGACAACCGTATAACCTTATAAAATCACAAGGGCGTCCAGCATGATAGCCCTCGCCTTGTACAACGTTTTGAAATGACTCATGTATTTTAAAATCCATAGCTCTCCTTTTATTTATCCCATTTAGTAATATTTAACGGGTGAAAACATCTTGTACTACTGTTCCACTTAAATTCAGCCTCACCAATAGCTCCATATAAATCAGCCTCTCGCACTTTTTTTATTTGAAATAATGTTTTTTCAGGATTAAATATTCTGTTTATATTTACAATTAAATCAGCTTTGTTAGCAAAATGTGCTGAGCCACTTATATCATAAGAATCAACTTGGTACGTGCCGTCCTCTTGTCTTTGCATTTTTTTAGGGTGTGCTACTAACCACGTTACACACTCAGTCTCTCTATTAAATCTTTTAATATCACTTATTACTGTTGATATATGCTCGTCCTCTCTCAGGCTACTTTTACGTGTTGGATTAATCTCGTTATATGGGTCAATAACTAAACCGTCAATTTCATATACCTCTTTTGCTTGTCGTGCAACGTTTAATATCCAGTGAATATCAGGACTCTCATTTTCCATATCAATAAAATAAAAATGCTCATTTATAAACGTTAAACTTTTACCTAATTCCTCTTTACTTACACGTCCCTCCATACCGTAATCAAAAGGCTTTAACATAAATTTTTCAACTAAGCGTTTAATATTATTTGCCATACTATGCTCTGGTGAAAATATACAAAATTTCCAATTATGTAATTTAGCCATTTGCATAATAATATCTGCTAAAAAAGATGATTTGCCATGATTAGGTACGCCTGTCCATACGTGAAATGTTCCACGTGAAACCTTGTACAAATCTTCAAGTGGCTCGAAACCAACGTCGAATGGTTGTGATGTATTTCCAGAATACAAATCAACAACTGCATTCCTTATATCGTGTACTGTATATAACCCATTTATTTTTTTGCTCATTGTTTTTCCTCTTTAACCTAATAAATAATTTTTGTTTTTCTTTTTATACTCAATTTTATCTTCCCAACGACCCTGATTTAACCACGTTGTTGGGTGTGCTATAAAAGCTGTATCAGTATCTTTTACACTATCAGCGTACCTTTGCATAGCAGTTATTAATTGATTTTGTGTTACCTCTTTTTTTGCTACTAAATTAGTATAAATGCTTTTAACTTTCTTTTTTCCTATTTTTCTTGGACATTTATTCCAGAAATGCTCAAACAGGCTATTATGTGTATCTTGTGTATTGTGTAAAATCTGTTTACTAGTTAGGTCAATATTATTTACATTGGGTGTGTCAATATTATTTACAGACTTAATATTTAACACGTATAAATTATATCCGTACATGTTATTTTTTTGCTTTTTAGTTGTTATTAAACCCAACTTGTTTAAATCTTTAATGTGTTTATTTATTGATACTCTTGTACATTGACAAAGTTTTGCTAGATGTTGTTGGCTTGGGTAAGCTTCATTATATTCGTTTGCATAATTAGCTATCATTAACAATACAAGTTTTGATATTGGACTTTTTGTGTCTTGTTTAACTGCCCATGCTAATGCAGAAAAGCTCATGTGCTTATACCGTAGAAATCATTGGGTTGTACTTGTCCTTTGGTAAATGTGTAAACTTTTACCACATCACCTTTACGTGGTACCACGTCTGTATAAACCCATTTATTAACAGTATGTTGATTCACACTAATAGCATTAGCGAATTTTGCAACAGAATAGCGTTCCTTGTTTAAATAATTTTTAAGTGTCATTTATAGCTCCTTGTATTTATTAGAATTTTGCTGTAAGTAAAAATATTATATAGTACAAAGTAAATAAAGTACATATATACCTTAAAATGACATATAATAAGGTGTTATTCACGACTAGGAAATGACATGGCTACATATAAACCAAACTCTCTGCATGATTTTGTATTAAGTGAGCTTGAGCTTAAAGAGGACTTACAATCACAAATTGATTTTTGGAGTCCTGTAATAAGGCACAGCACTACCATACAGAAATATATAGACGAGGCTGATTATTACCATTTATATAATCAATACACGTTACAACACGACATTGGTATTACAAAGTTCTACGATTTTGTATTTAGTAGGCTTGTAAATCATAGTGAGCTTTTTTCTACATTAGAGAGTACAACGCAAAATATGATTAAAATTTTAATTAACAGGAGATTACAATGAGCAAAGAAACAACAGCAGATATGGTTGAAAGACTATCACATACGGAAGTACATCAAAGGCTTTTAAAAGCTAGGAAAAAATTTCCACCTATTGTAGGAACAGGAAAAGGTGCTTACAAAGACCGAGAGGGTAATTGGATTGTTATAGCAACCAAAGGTGATATTAAAAAATGTACAGTCGAGCCACTAGCCGAGCAAGGCTTAGTTGGTTACTTTAGCCAAGAGCCAAGTAAAAGTAATGACAATAATGTTATTTTTAAATACCAGTTACTACATGCTGATACAGGTCAAAGCTGTACATGGTTTATAGCTATGCCAATGGCACAAGGTACATTTTGGGATTATGGCTCTGCTCAAACGTATGCTTATAGGTATCTACTTGGCGACTTGTTTAATTTAATAATTTTAGATAGTGCAGAGGAAATTGACCAAGATGGTACATCAGCTCAATTAACGTTAATGTATCAAGCATTTTTAAATAGTATTGTTACTGTTACTACTAGTGCTGAGCTTACAACGCTAAAAGAGGAAACTCACAAACAATTTTTAGATTTTATTAAAAAATATAAGCATAAAAACTATATTGACATGGTGGCTAAGCAAATACATTTAATAGAGGCTAGGATACATGAGTAATCTAATGTTGATAATGATTGGGTTTGCCTTTGGATTTATAGTTGCAGGGCTAGGACTAATAATTCTTATTAAATGGGATAATGACCATTATCATAAAATAAAAAGAGAGGATAAATAAAAATGACTATACATAGCAGTATAATAAGAGATGAAGTAAAAGAGCTTGAGCATGAGATGTCCATTGGTGAGTTAATGTGTCTCGTTCCAGAAAGCACATTAATAGAAATTAATATTGTTTTAGAAGATTTAGCTATTACAAGAATAGTTGATAGAGGTGAGTATGACTGAAAAAGAACTTATAAACCTATCAAACAGCTTAAACAATTTTGATTTAGCAAGATTAGTTGAGTTAAACCACGAACGTTTTTTTGTGTACGTGGAGCGACAAGACGGTAGTCATTGTGAACCATTATGTACTGATGTTCCAACATGTATCAATGGTAATAGTGTACAAATTAACATTCAAGAGGAGAAAAATAATGGATAAAGACGAGCATATATTAAATGTCCAAGAGGCAGAAGAACACCATGCACACGAGTTAGAGTTACAACATCAAGAGGAAGAATTGCTTGGTTTTGATACAGCTCTTGCTCAAGAAAATAATGAGAAGTTTTTAGGTATTGCTTGTGATGTGTCGCAAACTATTGATTTTTTACTTAAATATGTAAATAAATCACGTGAGGTAAACTGTACACAACATACTGAAGTTCTAAAACTTTTAGCAAAAGATGAATATATTAAAAATATGGAGGGTAAAAAAAATGTCGGATAGAAAAGAAAAAGTGTTTCCAAAAGGTATATTTTTTAAAGAGCATAAGCAAGAGTGGATTGACCTTGCTGTAAGTATTAATCGTAAAGAGTGTATTGAATGGCTTACCAATGAGACAGATGACTATATAAATATTGATGTAAAGACTTCAAAAGCTGGTAATATTTATGGTGAAGTTAATACATGGAAACCTATAACTGATACGTTATGTGGTGGTGCTAATTTTCAAGAGGCGATTGATAAGCAAAAAAATGAAAATAAAACAGCAAAAGATGATTTTGATAAAGATGACATTCCTTTTTAATTTGGTATTATTAAAGGGATTGTTATTTTTTTCATATCTTAAAAAGTCCTTGCCTATCCTAGTGGCAAGGCATTCACTTTCTCCTTGTGTAACAGCAAGGAGTTTTTTTTAAGGATATAGCATGGGCAAATTAAAACATTTAAACCAAAGTTTTTTTACTGATAATGTAAAGTACGACCAAGATAAAGATTCAGAGTATGGAATTATTCCTCTACCAATGACTGATGGAATGACAAACCTTGTATTAAAAGAAGTTATGGAAAGTGGAGTTGAGGTAACAGCTAGAACAACTGACCAAAAATATAATAATATGAGAAATGTTGAATGTTGGCGTTTAAATCAAAAAGATTCAATTACTGCAGAATTAATTAGACATGCTTTAATTGATATTAATAAAGAGTTTAATTATAAATTATCAGGAATCCAAGATATACAATATCTTGAATATCACAAGGGTGGTAAATACGATTGGCATACTGATATCGGGTCTAACCTTGCGTCTACACGTAAGATATCTATATCGTGGGTATTAAACGAGGGTTACGAGGGTGGAGAGTTACAATTTTTTTCTGACGCTGGAAATATATATACAGCAAAGAGTACTCCTGACCGACTGATTGCATTTACATCATTTTTAAATCACCGCATTACCCCTGTTACTAAAGGTATTAGAAAAGTAATTGTTGCATGGGTATTTGGCGAATCATGGAGATAATAATATGACTACTATGGAAACAATAACAGCAAATATTGAAAATGAGATAGCACATACTGTAACAAAAATAAAAAAATTAATGGCAGAATGTAAAGGTACAAAAGAGCAAATTAATGAGATTACAAACCTTATTATAATAGTCAGTAATTTAAACCAAGCGTACGCTTTATCAAAAACAATAACAAAAGACGAGGTGCAAAAATGAGTCAATTATTACTTTTATGTGTAATGATATTTATATTTTGCTTTGCTGTTAGCAGATAACAGTAATCCAAAATATAGTAATAACACTTGATTGAAGTACAAACATTAAGCCGTCAGGGACGTTGTAAAAAATATCTTTTACTGTTTTTACAACTTTTTTAACGCCATGTTTTATTGTGTCAAACATTATTTTTTCCTCATAAATTTAGAAATTCCACCTACTCCTTTAAGACCTAGTCCAGCACAAACTGTGATATAAATTAAATTAATATACCAGTCTGGTAACGTACCTAATATATCAAAACCTAATCGAACGTACGGTTGAAAGTTAGGAAAAAAAATAAGTATACAAGGCGATAAAACAACTATTGTGATAAATTCATCTTTCCAACTTCCTGATAATGACTCAACAGCTTTATTTTCCCATTGAGCATTTAATTTGTTAGCCTCTAGTTTTCCATCAGCTACAGCTTTGGCAACAGTTGTTTTAGCCTCAATTTCTGCTTTTTTAAGACCAGCCTTGGCAACCGACTCTTGGGACTTATTTTCAAAATAAGTACCAACAACCTTAGTCAACGAACTAGCTATTAATCCTATCATATACCATCTCCATATTTAAATAATCCAGCTATAACGGTTAAAGAACTACCAATCCAAACCAATGCTTTGACTGCACCCTTTCCCATATTGACTGTAGCTTTTAAATCTGATATTTCTTTTGCATTCTTCTCAACTGATTTTTGTACTTGGTCTAACTTTTCTTCAAGCCTTAACAAACATTCTTTTTCAGATTTTGTCATATTAGTTACCTAATGAAAGTGGATTAGCGTTCAATGATTCAGTAACTGTCTTAAATGACTTGTCAACATGCTCAACAATCTTATCTATATCAGCGTCTATTTTATCAATAGATGTTTTGTTATTAGTTGAGTTTATTTCAACTGTAGTAATTCTTTCAAGTATTGCAGAATTATCTCCACTAGGAATACTTGAAACGCTATCTTCTAAATTGTTCAATCTGGATTGCATTTGTGCGAACGTGTATATTCCCCCAGCAATCGGACTTGCAATCGAGAGCAAAAAAATCAATATTATTTTGGGCGTAAGCTGTATTGTTGAATCCTTGTCCGTCATAAAAGTCTATCTCCGTTGTTGTTAAATCTAATGTATCAGTTATTTTTACCTCAAAATATTCCTTATTAAAGCTAACGATTGTCTTGATGTCAATGTCTTGAATTACAATGTTCGACTTAATTTTAAGGGTAGTACTAGCAACAGAAGTTTTTTTATCGCTTGATTTAGGCGAATTAGAGCCTTGTTTCTTTTCAGATTTGCTTGATTTTGCTGTTTTAACAACCTTTTCATCATTTGCACTTGGCTCCTCTTTTACTTCTTCTTCAGCAGTTTCCTCTTTTTCTTCAGATTCTTTTTCCTCGTTTTCACTTATTTCTTCTTTTGGCTCTGGCTCTTTTTCTTCGGTTGAGCTGTCGTCTGATAACTCGCTTTCTTCATTTGCTCCATCAACTTCCTCATTCTCAGTTGCTGTTTCCTCTTGCTGTTCATTTTGATTCTCCTTTAAATCTTCTTCCATATTTGTTTCTTCTAGTTCTGTTGGAAGTTCTTCAATATTATTTTCTGGTATTTCTTCTCTAATTTCTTGTAATGTTTCTGGCTCATTTTGTATTTCATTTACAGATTCAATCTGTATGTCATTTATTTCTGGCAAATTATCTGGCATTTGAATATCAGGCATTTCAATATCTGGCATATCCATATCAAGCATATTATCATCAACAGGCACATCTGCTCCAACATCAATAGAAGTTGGCATATCATTGTTAATACCAACATCAGCAATTTCCATATTCATTTGCTCTGTTCTTATATCAGATATGACAGATATTTGTGGCGACAAATTTGCAACCTGTATATCCTCTGGTGGATTTATGTCAATTATTCCACTTGAGAGCGTGTCAACAATAGATACGCTATCCAAGCCACCAATAATGCTCTCTGGTGCTGTTATTTGCGTTATTTCGCTGATTTCAGTTGTTTGAGCTACGACAAGGTCAGCAAGTGTTAAAGTCAGGGTTAAATCGTCTATAATTGTGCCAAATTGCCCTGTCTTGTCTCCAGTATCAGCACCAAAGACATTAACATCAATAATCGTCTCGTTTATGTGAAAATCATTATTTAAATTAATTGTGAATGTAGATGTAATTGTTCCATCATTATAATCACTGGTAAAATTATAATTTAATGTTTCTTCTTGTGTTTTGGTTTTAAATGTAATTGTTGTGTTAACAGGGTCAAGATTATTTGCTGTGCCAGTAGTCGTACACCATAAATCTCCCTCATTATTACAGCCAATAGATAAAATACTTCCATGCACTTGAGCAACATATTTTTCATCTGCAACTATATTATCTAAAGTTATAGTTTGTGATATTGAGCCACCAACTGAACTGCTAAATCTAACTGACTTTGATATACCACCAGAATAAGTATTATTATCATAATCAACATTTCCATCTAATTCCCAGCCATTAGTCTGGTTATCAAAAGAGCCGTTATTTAGGATATTTGTCGTTTCCGTTGCCCTGACCTTTTGAGTGGCTGTAATTACTAACATTGTAATCAGTACCCAAATAATCAGGATATCTAATAATTTGACCATAATCGTTAATATACCCCATCATTTTATAATGTTTAATTGCCTCGCTACCAATCAATGCTTTTTTACCATTCCATATACTGCAAGGCGTTCCACTATGTAACATAGCACTCCAGACGGCTTTACTACCAGCACATAAAACAGATATGCTAGCCACTTTTAATCCAGCTTTAGAAAGGCTATTACTTAAAGCTCGTCTCTCGCAATTCCAATCAGTAAATGTTGTTCCTGTTGATATACCAACAACGGATGTTTGAACAGCTCCAACAACTGGGAAAGAGCAAATCATTTGCGAGTAGCTTTGAACACTAGCAGATATGGCACTTGGTACAGGCTGGTTTTTATAATTAACAGTTGAGTCAGCACCATAAGATTTCATAGTTGCAAAGGTTAAAACTAATAACATAATAAATAAAAAGACTATAAAACTTCTTCGCATGAGAAAGATACTCCATATAAGCTGATATGACTTGCGTTCCATGATAGCTCATTGTTTGACATTCTCATTACAGCTTTCGGGCTAACATAAGAAACAGTAGCGTCATTACTTAAAGCTGATGATAGTGGTGGCTCTATTGTTAATGTTGCCTCTCCACTTCCGTTACTAGCAACGTCAGCAATAATCATATGTAGTTTACTGGTTGCTCCTGAATTAAATTGCACATAATCACCTTTCTTAAATAGTTGAGATTCAGAGGTATCAGCTCCATCAACTGCTATATCATAAGCTCCTAAAACATGATTACCATTTACTGCTATTGTATTTGCTACTGTACCTCTAACGTTTTTTGCGTCTGGGTCTCCCATTAAAAAAGTACCAAAGGACCCATGGAGTTGCATAAAAAACGCTTGCCACTCAACAGCTTGAGCTCTTGTCATAGGTGGTAAAGTTACACTCGCAGTCCATACAGCACCTGTATATTCAAACGCTTGTTGTGTAAATGAGAATGGTGATTTACTTAAACCAACTGCTCTACTAATACTCCATTCACTTCTAACAAAATTTGGAGTGGTTGGCATTGTTAGTGGGTACGTTGGATTTGCCATTTACCCACCAAAGTCCTTTGCAAAACTTCCACCTCGTAATCTGGCGTCTTGTACTGCACTTAATGTTGATTCTTGTATAGCTGGTAACAAATTCATTATCTCAGCTCTAACTGTTTGACTTACACCTGTAGAGAAATTTAAGTTTTGCTCAATAACTATAGGTTGACCTCTACCCATTCCATTAACTTGGTTGTTATTAATAATATTTCCAGCAGAGTTAGGAACAAACATTTCTGGTCCACGCTCACCTACCATATATGGCATGTTTGGACTAACACTTCCACCACCAGCTAACCCAAATAAATCAAATCCTTTGTTTATTAAATCACCAATAATCTTACCACTATCAGCAGAGCCACCAGTAGTAGTTTTTGCAGTTTTTGTACCACGTAACACATCTCCAAGATTTTCCATAAACGGCTCTATTAGTTTTATTTGAATTATTAGTGCGACAATTTGACTAATAATAGATTGAAATATATCTAACATACTTTGTCTAAATGATTCACCTTTAACAATAGCGTCAGCAAACATTCTTGATATTGCTTTACCAGCTCCATCAAATACATCCGCAACGCCACTCATAACACGTTGGTAGTCAGTCATTTCATCTTTAGTATGTGATAACGCTACTTGCAAAGCTCCTTGTCCACGTGCCATAACATTATTGTTTTCAATTAACACACGCATAGCCTCATTTTTTTTAACAATCGCATTAATTTCATCTCTACGTTTCTGCTCTGCTTTTTGACGCTCTGGGTCAACACTTGGAAAGACATTAAATACAGCGTTTTCTAAGGCTTGTGGACGCCTCATATAATTTTGCAGTAACCCTTGACTCTCACGAAACTGCTCATTTTGTTTTACCAGCTCATCTGTAACATCTCTCATAACATTATTTAAGTCTTTAAAATATTCAATGGTTGCAATAATACCTGCAGATATAGCTAGGGCAGCCATAACTCCAGCCATGACAGGGTTTAAAAGCATAGCTAAATTTAAAGCTATAAAACTTTCTTTTAATCTTGCTAGTGCATTTATTACTGCAATTCCAGCAAACACTTGGAAAAAAGTTTTTATATTTTCAATGTTGTCAACTAAGAATTTTACAGTTTTTGCTAAATTTTCACCAACGGTACGTCCAAGGTCTTTAATGGACTGGTTATTTTTATTTAGAAATCCATCAAGGTCTTTAAATTGTTTTTTTAATTCTGCAAAAAAAGACTCACCAACAGCAATTTGGAATTGCATATATTTATCTTTTATCATTGATACCGTACCTGTTAAAGTGTTAGCCAATTCGTCTGTCATGTTACCGAATCGTCCACCCTCACCAAATACTTCTTCAAATTTTAATATAGTTTCCTCTACTGATACTGTCGCACCAGCTTTAAATTCCAACATACTTCGTACGCCTCTTTCTCTAAAAACATCAGCAGAGGCTATACCACCAGAAAACGACCTTTGAATTTGTTCAGCTGTTTGTTGAAATGATAATCCTGTAACGGCAGCCACGTTACCTGTAATTTTTAATATTCGTGCTAAATGGTCAGCGTCATCAGAGACTACAGCAAGGTTGCCTGACGCTTGTTGAATTTCACCTAACGTAAAAGGAACTTTACCAGCAAATTCTAACATGTTTTTAAAGGCTTTCTCACCCTCGTTAACAGAGCCAAATAAAGCCTCTAACCTAACTTTTAAATTTTCTATTTGTATGCCAACGTCTATAACGCCTTTAATAAACATACCACCAAGAGCGACAGCTAATACTGCTCCTACTTTGGTGGCTGTAGCAGAAAATTTATTTAAACTTTTTGACGCACTTGCGAATCCTTTTTTAAAACTATTAGTCGACCGTCCTACAATTTTGTTAGCCTTTGACATATCTTTTTCAAGACCTGACAAATCTGCTTTAATTTTAACTAATAATGTATCTAATTCAGTTGCCATTTAATAATCAGGATATAATTCCTGTAGCTCCTCAAGTTCGTTTTTGCTCATTGGTTTATCTTTATTACCACCATTAAACTCCGCAAACCCTTTAACAGCAAATGATATCTCAGGTATACTTGAATCCCAAAAATCAGCTGGACTCATACCAATCATACCAACACATACCTCAAGCCACCGTTGATATGGTAATTCAGCGTCTCCGTCTAACTTGATTCCTTGTCGCTTTTTTTTTCATCATCAGTTTCTGTATTATCATCAACGTTTAATGCTAAAGCTACAAGCTCACCAGTTATTTTAATTGCCTCTATTAATCCTATATCAGATATTAATTTTTTTATATCTTTTTCTTTTACGTCATTACCACCACCTCTTATAGCAAGAGTGATAACTTGAATAATTTGAGTAAGAGTAATGTCGGTGTTAGCTAATAGGTTACCTAATTTTATAATACCAATACCTAATGTTTGCTCAATACGAATACAAGTGTCAAGACTCATACGTGCTTTGTACGTTATGCCATCATTAAACGTTAGTATCTTTTCTGCTTTTAGCTTGTTTATGCTCATTGTCTTTCTCCATTGTGGTAATGATTATTGTTTCATTTCGTTCTGCAACATTAACAGCCGTCTTGATTGTGTACGTCTGTTTATCAATTTTTATTGTATCTGTATCTTTAAAAGTTTTATAAAAAGGAGCCTCAATCTCAACGTTGTTATCATTTACGTTAACTTGAGCGTCTAATTTCTTTGAGCCTATCTCAATAGCTTTTAATTCCCACATTATGGTCTCCCAATATCTATCGCTTGAATTGTTAGTGTACCACTAGCAGTCGTTCTAATCGCAGATATAAAATATCCTGTTGGCACAGCAACGAAAGTTTCTTCGCCAATACCAATGTGCATATCATTTGCTGTTGCGTCTGTGCCTGACGCAGAATTAATACTTATATGACATGCTGTTGTAGAACATAATCTTACAACGCCACTTGGAATCGATAACGCACTTGTGGTCGCTGAGCTGTCTGTATAAGCTAATGCAACATTATTAACGACTTGATAAATCATAGTTAACTCCTTTTTATACAGTTGCTATAGTTACGCCACCAGATGATTCAAAACTCATTGAATAAGTAACCTCGCCATTATAACTACCTGAGTATTCAAGACTTACAACTTGAAAACTTCCTGAGAATGTATTGTAGTCAGGTACTAAAAATTGATAATT